TGTTGATGAAGTCAAATGTGCCGGGGACAGCTACAATTTTGTCGGGCAGCTGGGTTATCTCTCCGGTCTCGCTGTCGACGTAATACGGATATACCCCGGTGTACATCTTGGAAATGTTCTCCTCCTGCCGGAGGTCTATAAGGTTTTTCCCGTAGCGTATGACTACGCCGCGGTTCTGCCCGCGTGACGTAAGCAGCTGCGTGAGGAAGTGTGTGAAGAAGAATTCGCCGCGGTACGTGTCGAGTACGCTGCCCTCAGTACCGCCCAGCAGGGCGCGCATCGATGTCGGGACAGTTACTGTCATGTTTGCCGTGGTGACCTTATCCGTGGTGAAGACGAACGGATTTGATACCACCGCATGGCTCTTGAGCTGCTTCATCGCATCGGCAGCATTAGCGGCTGTGAACGGTGTCACGGGAATGCCGCTCTGATCGTATGAAATGTGGCGTGCCTGAACCTCTATAAGCCCGCTCAGTGGTCGGCTTATGTTGTATATACGGAAAGGTTCTTGCCCGCCGTATGGTGTGACCTGCGCATAGATCAGGCGGCGATTTATGATCTCCTTATAGTGCAGCCCGTCTATCGGGTACTGCATAGTCAATTCATACTCGCCGTTGCGCTGTTCTCTGACCCTGCACTCAGCAGCATCATTAAGGATTCCCATGCCGTTGGTGTTGAATGTCTGCGCCGTGGATTCAAATAATTTCGGCTTCACAGCGTCCACCACCTCGGTACAATGTCAAGAGCCGTCACGCCGCCGGTGAATGATATTGCCGATTCTCCGGGCAGCAGCACCGGAAACTCAGCAGCTGAGATATCACCGTTGAGGTTGCTGCTGCCGAGGTACGCATTTTGCGTCAGTGAGTCTAATATCATCCCGCTCGTGATCTTGCTGAGCGCCACCGTCCGGCCGCCGACAGTGACGGTACCGTTGCCCGAGCCTGTCACGGTGATTTGGGGACGTGCTGCGAAACCGTGGCTGTTTATCATCTTGCCGGCGCCGGTAAAATGCACCGGGTTCTGACCGTCAATGAGGAAGCGGCACGGCTGACAGTTGAACTCTATCGTGGCTCTGCCAAAGTTGTTGAATATATTTTCGAAATTTACCGGCCCTTGGAAGTAGGCATACCGGAAGCAATTGACATCATAGCTGTCGATGAGTTTGCAGTAGCCCTCCGGAGCCATCAGCCACGCCGCTATCCGGCGGGCGAGCGCAGGGAGCCCGCCGTGGAACTCCCCGCTCACGTAGATGTCATAGGGCTGCGTATAATTCTCGAAGCTGTCTTCGGCGCGCACGATGTCGCCGTTGCGTCCGGGGATGGATATGCTTTCAAGCTTACGCGCCGGGTATATTCGCTCGGGGTAATGCTCTACAATGACGTGAAGATCATCGGAGCTTTTGCCATTCCAGAAAATCACGCAAACACGCTCGCTTTCTTGCTGTAAGCATTCTCTATCTTGTACATGATCGCCTCCGCGAGCTCGTTAACGTCCTGCCCCGGCGCGGCGTTGACGACGATGTTTACTCCGCCGTAGTTAGTCGTCTGAGTCGCTCCCGCTCCAGTTGTGCCCTCGATTTGCATCCGCATACCGGAAGTTGCCGCCATGAGCGCATCCTCTACGCGGTAGGCGTTCGCATCGATGCCGCGTGCAAGGACGGTCATCATATCGGGCATCCATTTTTCATAATTGCGCAGCGGCCCCACGTCCGGGCGCGAGAAGTGGAGAAAACTCGATATAGTATTTGCGACGTTTGCCACGGTGTTTTTGAGGTTGTTCCACATATCAAGGATACCGTTGATGAACCCCTGAATGAGGTCGCGCCCCCAGCCAATGGCCGCCTGCGGGAGCTGCCTGATGAAGTTCACCGCTGCGCTAAAACCGTTAACGATGGTTGTTTTGATGCTGCCGACTTTTGAAGCAATAGCATTCCTTATGTTCTCAAAGGTTTGTACGGCATTATCTTTGAAGTTGATGACCGCCGTTTTGCAGGTGTTATAGGCGTTCGGTAGCGTTTCGGTAAAGAATCCTGCAACTGCGTTGAAGACGGTCGTCGCGACTTCTTTGATTTTTTCCCACGCAGTTGTAACAGCATTGCGGAACTCCTCGTTAGTATTCCAGAGTGTGACTATTGCCACGACTAACGCCGCAATGCCCGCAATGATCAGCACTATTGGATTTGCTGCAAGCACGGAAAAGACACCTGAAATTGCAGTCCCGACGCTTTTCACAACGCTAATCAGGCCCGTAATCTTTGACGCGATCTGAATACCTTTTATGAACTCGACGACTGCCTTGATCTTGGCAACGAGGTCGGTGATTTTTTTCCCGATGTTTATCGCCGTCACTGTGCCCGCAATGCTCCCGACAGCCGTAATGATCATGGGTGCCTTATCGATGATCGCGTTCAGCACCGTTGAAATCTTCTGACTGAATCCCGCCCAGTCAACAGACTGCATCATTCCGCGGAGCTTTCCTGTGATCTGCTTTATAACAGGGGTGATAGACTCCAAGACCGGCGTTCCTACCACGGCTTGAAGTTGTTTCCATGTCCCGGATAGGTTCCCGGTCACATTCTCCCATCCGTCCATTTCACGGCTGGCCTGTCCCGCCGCACCTGAGAGCTTTTGAGCCGCAATCACCTGATCAAGCAGAACCTGTGTGGTTTCTCCTGTGGTTACATCGAGATCCTTGTACTCCTTGTTAAGGCTCGCGACTGCCTGCGCGTTTCGCGTGGCCTCGGTTGAAGCGAATCCCAGCGCCGCGTCGTTCGCAAAATTGCCCTTGGTGTAGGACAGAACCGTGTCGGCCATTTCCTCAAACGATTTGTCGTAATATGCCGCAGCGTCAGCAGCGGCAAGTGTGCCATCAGATGCAAATTTCATGGCGCTGCTTACATCCATGCCGGTGCTCTTGGCATACGCGTACATTTGGGTATATGTCGCTTTGAGACGCTCCGGAATTATTCCGGTTTCATCTGCGATTTCCTGAAGATTTTTCGTGGCGCTGCTTGCCATGTTACCGAAAGTCTGCTCGAACTGTGCATTTTGGGCGCTGACCTCCGCGGCGGCCTCTACCATGCCTGACGCAAAATCTTTTATATATCCGCCTAATTTTCGAAAGCCATCCATAATGACATCTGAAAGCACGTTTGCTTTCAGAATATCGCCAAAGCTCACAGCTTGCGTCCCTGCGTCTTCGAGGTTGTCGCTGGTTTCGTCGAGCCCGCTGTTGACGTCCGCAAGCTCCTGCTCCATGCCGTTGAGCGCGGTGGTGGCGTTGAGCACAGCTTCCCTCCACTTGAGGGTTCGTGCGTCATTCTCGCCGTACTTCGCCGCGGATTTCTGCATCATGTCCGTCAAGGTTCTGATGCGCTCTTTCTGCGTGGTGATCTGCTCGGACAGAATTTTAGATTTTGCCGCCGCCTTTTCCTCGGCGCTGGTGGTGCTGTTGAAGCTTGAGACCGTCGCGCGCATCTGAGCGTCAAGGGTCTTAGCCTGCTGGATGATCTGATTTATCGATTTTCTATACTCGGCCTCGCCTTCGACGCCGATTTTGGGGCCTATATTTGTTGCCATGGTGTTATCACCTCAGTTGTAAGGCTTCTTCTATGCTCCAGCTCTTTTTCTTCTTCGCTGGAGTCGCACCGTTGTATATGGCGAAACAGGAGATCATGTCGCACATTTCGCCGTAGCGTGTGTTAATGATCTCCTGTCTGCTCATATTCAGCATCCGGCCATAGAAGAGATACCAAGCCAGATTGATTTCTACTCTGTTTCGGGTCGGCTGACCTCGTTTTTTTTTGAAGGCTCGACCTCGACCGTGGTCTTGCGCCCGGCCTTAAAGGCCGCCATTGCCTCAGACATCAGCGCCGTGAACTGCTCGGCGCTCAGTGCCATGACCTGTGCCATGGTCAGGGGCTCGGGCTTGTAGGCCTCATTTTCAAAGCTGCGCTGCATCTCATAGGCCTTGTTGAGTTCAATGATGAGCTTTGCGCCGTTGCGCGTCACTCTGCCGTACTTGCCGCTGAGAAACTTCTCAATCTTGGTCAGGTCGCCGTCAGGGCACATCTCCGCAATCTCCACGGACGCGCCGACGGTGAAACTAAAACCGCGTTCTTTGCCGAATATGATCATAACAGCCTCCTATCAGCCGCCCGGCTCCGTGTAGTTGAGCATGGCCTTGATGCAGGCCTCGGCGGCGTCTTCGCTCTCCTGATCGTCCGCCATGCGCTTCCAGCGGTGCTTAGTGCTGTCGTCGCGGTGTATGGACATTTCAAGCTCCTTTGTCTGCCAGTCGATTTCCCCTTCCTGCGTGGCGTATTCTTCCGAGGATGCGGTAGTGCGGAGCTTAGTGAGTACTACCGGGCTGTACGATGTGACGCCATCGGACATATACCGCACGACGAAGCCAAGCCCGATATACGGAATCTTCATATCGTCGTCGTAGTCCGTAACGCTGACCTTCGTGCTTCCGTCGATGGTGATTTCGCTCTTGGTCTCCGGCAGGCCCATTATCAGGTCCTCTGCCTTGCGGAACAGGCCGTCGACCGTCAGGGTGGTAGTGCCGCCGGTGAGAACACCCTCCTGGCTCTCGGCCGCCATGTTGTCGGCATAAAACGTATTGTCTGCCGCGGTTTCCGGGTCGATCTTAACCTCTACGCCGCGGGCAAGCTGCATAGCGCCTGAGTATGTGACGGTGCCGCCGTTTGCGCTGTACTTGGCTACCCACGGGCGTGAGAAGCCGGTACAGACTTTTCCTGCTGCTGACATATGATTCGCCTCATTTCATTTTGTTTTTTATGTCGTCGTCAAGTGAT